CCTTGTACATATATCTCTTAGGTTGGAAGTCAGCACCAAATAACTTAGTAGTACTATAGTCAGTCATATCTTCATAGAAGACTACTGTACCCCTAATCAATACAACAGGCAATCTACTGTTACTACAAATAGTATGATGTAACTGTGACTGCCTTATTGATGGTGGATATTGTACAAACTTATGACCTCCCTTTCCGCACTGAGATTTAATCTCCTTGGTTACGTCTAGGTTAGTGCCAATGAAATGAACTATTGCTTTCTTACCTGGAAAGCCTACATTTAAAGTTCTTAATGCTGTGGTCGCTGTCTTAACGACAGAACTATTATCTGCCTTAACAACTATATGTGGTTGCCAATCCATTTAAACAAAAGCTTTTTATTTATTTAGCTTCTCTTCTAGTGAATGAATTGGTGGTCCTAATGTCTTGTACTCCAATTGCATCTGAAGAAAAGCAACTTCTTCCCTAAGTTCCTCGTTTTCTTTCTCCAGCAAATCGCAATGCTCTTGATAGATAATTACACTCATGGGTTTTTAGATTCAAATATCGCAGATGCCATCCATAATAGATGGATCCTGTGGAACCATCATATATTTGTTACCATCTGGTTTAGTTACCAGTATAGCTTCACCTTCCTCTGCTAATTTTATGTAGTGATTTTCTTTTTCCTTAAGATCTGATTCATTAATTTCGATCATTGTTGTACCCTCCATAAAGTTCCAGCAGGAATTGCCCCTGCTGGTCCAACTAAGTCTATACGTTTGTGATTACATTCTAAACCTATGGTCTTGGTCTCACCAAGATAAGCAGTTGGTTCTATAGATTCACAACCTATAAAGGTAGATCTATGAGTCGTATCAGAAAGAAATCCTCTACGAGGTATACCAACTCTCTCCATATAGTTCGGTTTGTATCCCCATACATTATACCATAAAGAAGTACGACCTTTACTTCCTGGTAATATCCCGTGTATATAGGTGGGATCATATGCAACCATCTTACCTCTAGCAGGGTAAGAAAAGACTGCTTCTGTAGGTGGCCAAGGTTCTACATGTCTCTCGAACTTACTCTTATGTTGAGCATTCAAAAAGATAGTTGGATTCCTATCTTGATCAAAGTATGTACATGTAGATAATAATGGATACTTCATCTCACCTTCTTGTATTCGATGAGCTTCATCATGGTCAGCATGGAATGTAATCATACTTCTATCACTATCCATGACATGAAACCACCATTCAAATCCAACTACACCATGAAACTGATCTTCAAATAGAAATGAGTATGAATCTAAGATGTATGCTTCAATTGCATTGTCAGGTTCATCATGTATACCTATCCAAGCATTACGACTAAGAGGATTAAAGTCAATGATCTCATGGAGTATCTTAAGACTAGAAAATCCATTAATAATCTTTTCAAACTGATAAACGTTCATCGAATGTCTACATCAATCAATCTAGTTCTTCTTTTCCTAGGTGCATCTGTTCCCAACTTAAGTTCTGGTTCTATCTTAGATGGTTTAGGTATAGTTACTTGAACTACCTCACTTAAATTATTACCACCCATTATATCACCTCTTACATAAGTTTGGTTGGAACAACCACACACTTTGTAATCATGTTCATGTAGTGAAGTAATAGTTTCGTTACACTTCTTGCAGCGTACTGTTATCATCGGTCTTTTGAATATCTAAAAATAGAAACACCATATCCTCTTCTGAATGATTATAACCAGAGTGAGGATGATCCATAACATCCCACACCTGTGGTTCTCCATCTTGCCAGTGAATAATTTCTCCAGTCTCTTCCCAGATCATATACTGTTCAGGACATACGCTCAATGGAATCTGTATCCTCCTATAAGGTTTATCATATACATCTGGATCTTTGTGTTTCGGTAAATCTGTATCGGGAGTGAAGACTGCTACTGTTGCAAGCAGTATCTCTTCCTGTTGTAATATTTTTAATGCTTTGGGATCATCAACAAGACTTTCTCTGACACCACCATGAGTATCTCTTCTTGCCTTGAGCCAACAGAAGTATATATCTTTATCGTCTCCTGTGTTACTATCCTTCGCATAACCAACAGATGTTGGTGCTTTTCTCAAAGGAAATTCAGTACGAGATGCCCAATAGTATAGGTAATCTACGTCAGATTTCTTCATCTCTAACCAATGCTAATAATGTAGGGTTGTCCTCTTCAATCCACTCATGCCACTCCATATACAAAGCATAAAGATCATCATACTCTTTGTTTATTGCGAGTTCATCACTACGATTCTGCATCCATTCCAACAGTCTATCACACTGTTCTTTAAGTATCGGTGGTGCGTTGTTCATTGAAATAATCCTTCTTCATATAACGTCCGAGGATGTTTGAGTTATAGAAATTCTCATCCTCACTCAGTACATTATTTAGGAACAGTTGTCTGGTCTCTTCGTAGTTTACCCACCCTTTTGTTCGGTGGAGACTGAGGATCTCTCTCTTGAAAACTGATCGTCCAAGTTTTTTAACGTCGTCTGTAAGTTCTTTAGAACTTCCGTAGTAGCGTTTCCAGTCACTCTCAGTCTTAACGCGGCGTTTCCCACCTCTAGGCTTTCTACTACTGGTAAAGTATTTTCTGCCGATGTATCTCCTACCCGTTGTGAGATTTGTAATGCAGTAGACGTAACCGAAGAAGCCGTCAATGTCGTTAGAAGTAAAAGTTGTACCCTTATAGGTCCAGGGGTTCTCGTAATCTCCTTCCAAAGTTTGCTGATCTGTTTCATTATTAGTCTGGATAGCCGTCATCGTCATCACCACTATACCATTGATCACCATTTTTGTCAAGATAAGAGTCTTTATCTGCGTAGACTTCTACCTTTAATTCGGTTAGCAATTCTTCAAGTTGATCTATTAATATTTTTAATCTTCCTTTTTGCATAAAAAAATATCCCCGATTACAGTATGTAGTCAGGGATAAGTTTACAATAAGTAAGTGTCTAAGCAGTGCAAAGTTCTTTCTTGAACTTAATTCCACGATAAGTCAGGTCTGACTTATTGCAGGTTGCTTGCTTAGGCTTGGCGGTGTCATACTTAACACCACGGTATGTGACTTGTGCCATGGGATTACTCCTAAAGTAGTTGGATTTTGAGGCCCGTTCCTTTAGTCGTTTGCGTCCCAACATCCTGGTGTCTCCTCTTTAACAATCTGAATCATTTCAGATCTAGTCTCCTCTTCAACTCTATAGGTTCTCATCTTAGAGATGAGTGCCTCAGCATCAGAGCAGGATAAAGCGGTGGCAATTAAAACAGGAAGCATGGGATGAACGAAACCGTTCCGCGACTTACTTGCGACCCTAATGGGTTGAACGTATGTGCTAATACTAACACAGTTATACTATATAGTCAACCCTTTTCGTATCTTTTAATACTTTTTTCCCATTCTTGTAACGAACTGCTACAGTCTGGGGGTTCTGGTTCCTTATATCCTTTGATCTTCTTCCACTTATTATACAAAGCACCAAGTATCCACGACTGGGAAAGACTTTTAGGTCCGTTCTCTAGCAACTCAAGTTCTCTTTTACTACTTGTGTATGCTTTGTATTCTTCTCTCCAATTAGTATCATCCACCAGAAAATTTATCCCAACTTTGTTCTGCAGCATCTATATATGCTTGTTTTAGATCTTCTATGTCCCATTCTATTTCATCAGAGGGAGAATCCTGAGAAGGTATCTCCTTCGACATCTTGTTTGATTCCTCCGACGACGTAGGATTCGATTTCTGTTTCTTGTGGTGCATTCTGCTGTCCCTTAGAATTTAACCAGTACTGCGTCCATGGTAAAGGATTATTTCTCTGACCTATATCGTAAATAGGATCAAGTCCTATCGCTCTCATACGTCTGTTAGCAGTAAACTCTACGTACTGTGATAGTAACTTCTCATTAAGTCCTATCATACTACCGTCTTTAAAGAGGTATTCAGCCCATGCTTTCTCTTCATCAACAGCATTCTTGAACATCTCTATGACGTTGGATTTTTCTTCTGCAGCGATTTCCACCATTTCTTCATCGTCACCATGTTCCTGCCAGTTTTTGAGGATCTGTTGAGTAAGGACAAGATGTTGGCTTTCATCTCTGGCGATAAGAGAGATAATTTTAGCTGATCCTTCCATAATCTTGAGTTCACCAAATGCAAACGAGCAAGCGAAGGAGACATAGAACCTAATACCTTCAAGAATGTTGACGTTGATGACTGCTCTGTATAGTTTTCTTTTGAGTTCTTTTCTATCATAAGTTCCGTTGGGATGCCCTTCCGTGGCCATCCTCCAGATGTTCCCGCTGTCATATTCGTGTGCATGATTTATTAATTCATTATAGGCTGAAGTTACTGAGTCTGCACGACTTAATATCTTTTCATCACCGAGTA